GCAAGAGTTCTAATCCTTGTAAATTTTGCACCATTAAGATCATTGTTGGCAGTGACAGCATTAACAGTTGCAAACAAGGCAGTAATAGTTCCTAAAATATTACTAATAGTAAAAGTAGGTCTAGGTATAGAACCTGATGAGCCATCAAATTCAAAACCTTCTGCCTGACATGGAAACTTTTGATATGTATTACCTTGCCAAATTAAATCTGTATTATCAAGATCATTTGTACCTGCATGAAACCTTTGCACATCTGTAGATCCATGAAGTGTACTATCTAAGGTCAAGGTAAAAAGTTCAATAATAGAACTTGGATTAATTTTCTGTAGTTCTGATACTGGTATTGGCATTATGGTTCGAATACCTGTGTAAATTCAGCAGTTATAGATGCTCTATTAGGTACTGATAATACTTTTTTATAACTTTCACATTTAAATTTAGATGCACTAGATTCTCCTGGTGCAGTAAAATCAAAACTTGCATTATCTATGGCTCTAGCTGCTAAAAAATCTTCTATGGTTGTTGCATCTGTAGTAGTTATATTATTAAATGCCACTGATAAAACCATCGGATTTTGATTTAAACCAAAAGTAAGTCTATGTTCATAGCCATCACCTAATTTAACAGTTTTAATATTAGGTGTTTTTGTTTTTGTAAACCCATAGGAAGGTTCAATAGAAGGAAATGTTGGCATTAAACTAATAAACCTCCTGGCCTTTTTTGTTTTATTAATTCAGTCTGTATTGCAGTTGCTAATGCAGTACCAAAAGCATTAGCCTGCTGTGTATTTCCTTGCACATTAGAACCAGATGCATCAACAGAAACATTTATAACAGTAGAACCACCACCAGAAGATTGTACTCCTAACTTTCCATTTGCACCTCTGCGTAGAGGTAAAATTGCTTCTGCACCTGCTTCACCCATCAATCCTATGCCATTTTTCATAGGAAATAATGTTGGTCTGTTTACTATTCCTCCATAGGCATATTTTTGTACCTGTCCATTAACAAATGCATTACCATCTGCATTTTTTGTAAATAAACCCTGTATAAAATTAGTAAATGGTTTTGTAATAGATTCTTGTATTGCAATACGTGCCATATCTTTAATTATGCTATTTGCTAAGTTTCTAAAATTTAATTTTCCTGTCATTACAAAATTAACTAACGCATCTTCCATACCTTTTATTCCTTTTATTACAACATCTGCCATAGATTCCTGTACGGATTTTAAACCAGACTGAAACTGTTTTAATTTATCTCTCATTGCCTGACCAAAAGCATCATTAAGAGAATCTTTTGCATCATCAACTGCATCTGCATTTACATTAATAGTTATAGTGCCACCTTCTTCTGCACTAAGTCCTTCTATACCTTCTTTAATTTGTCCAGCATTGATAATATCTGAAATTACTTTAAAATCTTTTTTTGCCTGTTCTGCAGTATCTTTGAATCCTTTTTGCATTACTTCAAATGCTGTTTCAAAATCACCTAATGCAAGACTTCCTAATATTTTTGCTAGATCTATAAAACTTCTTGTTAAAAATCTAACAGAAGCAAATGTTGCAAAAGCAGCAGAACCAATAATTTTAAATCCTACTTCAACTGCCTTAAATAATTCATTTAATGATTCTTTATCATTTAAAAACTGTTCAACTATCAGTGCAAAATCATTAAGGGTTGGTAATAAATTATCTGCTAACTGTAAATTTGCTTCACCTGCAGAAAAACCTATACGTGTAAGAGTATCATTAAAATCTTCTGCATTTTTTGCAAATCTATCTGAAACCTGTGTGTTAAATTCCTTTATACCTTTTGCACCCATATTTAAGAATGGTACAAGTTGCGCTCCTGATCTTCCTAATATCTCCATTGCAATGGCAGCCTTTGTAGCACCATCAGGTAAATCTGCAAATCTATCTGCAATCTCACCTAAAACCTGTTCTGATGATTTTAATGTGCCATCTGTATTTCTAACTGATAAACCTAAATCATCAAAAGCATCTTTATAAGTAGCAACACCCTGATCTGCTTCGCGCATAGATTGTGCTAATCTTCTTAATCCTCTATCTATTGTTTCCTGTTCAACGCCTGCTAATTTACCTGCTCTTGTATATGCAATAAGTGTATTAGCAGCTATACCTGTTTGTGTACTAAGTTTTCCAAATCTATCACCAGCATCTATAGCACTTTTAAGTAAACCTGCAAAAGCACCACCAGATATAACAAGACCAAAAGTTGCAAATGTTTTATTAAGACCTGCCATAGCTAGTCTTAAATTTTTTACTTTGCCCTGTACACCCTGCATAGAGTTTCCAAGACGTTTTATAGACCCAGCCCCAACAGTTTTAGCAGCTACAACTAAATCAAACTTTGCCATTTATTTACTCTCCTTATTCATTTTTTGTAAAGCTGCAGCTTCCATAATTTGAATATTCTCGAATAGTGCAATAGGATCATCTACTTTATACATTCTAATCACTTCTAATACACATGCATAGTGTAATCCTATAACTCCATTAAAACCTATATGCCATTGTGATTGTACTTTTAGAAACATATCTACAGTTTCCCAATTCTCTGCATAAACAAAAAATTCATCCTTCGGTTTTTCTTGTTTATCAACAACAATACCTAAAACAGCGTTATCTTTATCAGTCTCATCGATGACTACTGAACCTGATGCCCAATATTCAGCAGCCTCTATTAGTTTTTTTTGTAAATCTCCTCATTTGATTGAATAAAAGTCATACCAACAGCAGTTGCAAAACCTCTTACCTCTAATAATTGATTTAAAGTGTTTTTATTAAAAGGTACTTGAGAACCATCTGCAGCTTCCATATCATCCCAACCTACTAAAACTTCTTTTGTAACATCTACCTCATCTATT